GTAACAAGCGGCAGAACAGCCCAAGAGGTAGGTTCCCCCATCATGGCACCACGCTTAGTGATGTCACGATCTGCATCACAACAGGCGTATTGCAACCAACTATTAAAACGATTAAAATAGTCCATGCAATCCACCGGAGTGATAACCGACCGCCGCTGGTCCATCGACCAAGGTTTAAGCCCTCTAGTGAACGAAACGATCACAGAGGACCCAGAGTCTTCGTTGGTGTACGAGCGGAACCGCGGGTGGGGGAAAACTTGAGCAGCGGTGGTAAAATTACCGAAATAAGAGAAATTAGAGTTATACGTAACTCCCTCGTTATCGAGGTCCTCTGGTCGGAAACTTTCCCGCCGCTTAAAATCAATGTTGATTAAATCCGGAACTCCTACAAAGTCCGGAAGAAAATCAAAATTGTAAAACCCCTCGAAATCACGTAGAGAATGAACCTTATCTTCCATAAGCTCATACTCCGTGATACCGAGGCGCTGGAACAGCTTGTCGTACATCGGAAGGGGAACTCCTCCTTTCGTTATTACGCCAGGCTTAGGCTCTCGCGTGACTAGAAGGACGTCAGGAGCTCTTGCATTGCAAGGCTTCTTACGCCATTCTTCCGAATGCAACAACGCTCTAGGCCCAAATAACATGGGAATAAAGCGTTCAAACCGCCGTAGCTCAGGGACATAGCAAAGAATCTCTTCATAGAGAACTCGCTGCGCCCAAAAGCCATGACAATCCGTTGCAAAGGACAAGTCCTGCGAATACCAGGGTCCCTCCTTACCAAGATCAACGCGCTCAGAACCCCCTAAGGATTCTGACGACCGTGGATCATTAAGTAGGAAGTGGTCGGCTGCCTTACGAAATGCTTGCTGGATGATATTAGCAGCCGTCAAGCCCATCGTAGGAAGTCGAATTTTTAACCCTTTTTCTGGAGCAACTATCGGGAGAGCAGGAAGGAACCATCCATCCTCTTCCCCCGAAAAATGATCCAGAATAAAATCCAGAACCGATTCGCAAGCATCCAGAAAAACTCTATTGAGGATTCTGGCTGCAAACGCTTCGGACTCTAGAATTCCGTCCGTCATATGAAATGACTTCGCAAGAGCCGTCTCCTCCTCAATCATGGGGAATAGATAGCTCAGCAAAGCCACTTCAGAATGATCAGCAAAGGCCACCTTACCGAATTGATAAACAATTAGGTCACGGTAGGCCCCGGAATGACCCCACCTCCCGCCATATCCGAGCCCAGCGTTAACGCTGGGTTCGGCATACAGGGAGATTGGCTTATCACCTCGATTCTCACGCAACCAACGCGACACGAAATCCCTCCAATCGGGGGGTTCGTCCGGCGGAGGGCACATGAGACGAGATGACAAATCCTTGAGTAATCCACCCCCTAACTCCGGACTAATCCGGGGCGAGGGGAGGGATCGAGCTAAGTAAGAAAAGCTAAGCATTTCCGACTTAGTCAAACGCAAGGTATAAGGGTGGGTGGGGCGAGGCCCGCCAAAATATGCAGCACGACATTCCGTCGCTAACTGTTTTATTAAGGCAGCCGTGCCCCAAGCATCATGCACAAGGGACCTTTTTAAGAATTCAAGATTCTTCACGAATCCTTTCTGAGATCCCCGTGCTCGCCTCACTAACTGATAGACCAAAGCGACACCGTCAAATACGGTTCGCATACAGTCTAAACGTTCCAGGCGAAGAGAATAGGCCATTTGGCGTTTCTTGGACCAAGACTTCATAGATTGAAGTACTGCTTCAAGTTCCAAAACCCGGAGCGTTTCAAGAGACTGACCACATTCGTGGTAGTCAACTTGAAGAACGTATTCAGGGCAAGCCCATAACAGAAACCGACGGATAAGAGGAGTAATTCTCCAATAAGATTTGACATAAGCCAAAACCTTACTAAGGGAAGAACCCCGCTTAGGCGTAGGATACTGCACAAGACCCCAGAACTCCTT